CTACCGCATCTAGATCATCAAGATCGTTATTTAGTACAACATCGTTAAAGAGTGATTGTACGTTCTTAGATACTGTTTCCAAGTTAACGTCACCAATCTTGTCAGTACCAGATACTGGGCGTAAGCCATCAGGTCCGATGAAGAGCAGATCACCACCAAGCTCAATGACTGAGTCAGATGCTAAACACCCTAAGTCATTCGTTACCTGCAACAATGAGAAATCAGCGTTACTATTACCTACAAGTTTCTTGATGTTATTTGTGCCAAAGATGAATAACTCATCTCGGAATGCTTTAATCTGAACAATCTCAAAGCCGACGTTAATGACACCTGCACCATTCGCTGGACTGAAGTCAGTCTCATCTAGTGGGGCTGAGTAATGTAAATTGTAAGGATCTGTGCTGTCACCAGCTAAAAATAAATGAGACTTAAACTCAGTAACGTACTTAGGATTGTTCGGTGCATTTGCATGTGTAATTTGTGTATACGTAGTACCGTCATACTTAGCGGCGGGGTTAACACCATCTACTAAGACAACAACTGGAGCAGTCCAATTATGCTTGTCGAAACGAATTTTATTCACCCCAGTCATGGTTGGCGAGCCAGATGTTGTGACTGCTACCCATGCTGATGTTGATGTATTCCAATAGTGTAGGTAATTGTTTCCAGAACTAGGCTTGCGACATGCTAGGATGCCATTATTAATCCCGTTAAATACACAAACACCTAGTACTTTACCTGTACCCGGTAGAGATGGATACGATTCAGTGAATCCACTAATACGACGATATCCACCAGTTACAGCAGGTTCGTAGTTAATTAGTCGAGTTGCACTACCCGGTGATAACTCTCCTTGCGAAAGAACATCACGGTTTGTGTTTAGGCCACCTTCACAGGATACCTTGAATATCTGTAACTGGTCAGCCACTACAACACCCGTGTTGGGAGGTAGGCGTTAAATACTGTGCGTGGATTGTAAGTGGAGCGTAAAGATAAGTTATCGTCTACAAGTACACGGCGCATCATCTTAATGCCTTCAACAAAATCATTCTGATGCACTGCGGCACTCTGTTCATTAGAGCGAAAGCGCATCATGTACATCATTGCACCGTCAATCACAACGTGAATGAAACGATCTGGAATAATGCAGACATCTCCGAATGCAGTCATTGCTGTAGGAAATGTCCAATACTTGTATTCAATAACGTATGCATCATCTGGGGTTGGTGTAACACCAAACTTTTCTTCCTGTGTCTGATACACCCGTAATGGAACACCAATACCTGATCCACTGTCACCCGTGTCATCACCGGGACGATAAGTCTCTAGATATTCAGTGTAAGGTATTACAGAAAGCTTGCGAGGCTGATTACTCTTAGATGCAAGTTGTTTTATGTAGAATGATTCCCAGTCTACAGATGACATATCCGCAGGAAAGTTGTATGTGCCTGTACCCGCAGTTAATGTTTGTTCATAAGTGAGTAATGTAAAGGGCCACTCCTGTGCAGATTGAATAATCTTACGAACAGAAGAGTTAACAGAGTCTTTAGCAAGAGCCTGTACATTACGAACTGTAGCAAAATCTGATTGATCGACAACGACCTCATTCAGTCTGCGAAGCAATTCATTTGTAATGTTTAGGAATGTAGCCATTTATATTAAACACCTTGAAAGAAAGAAAGGGGGCCGAAGCCCCCAGACTTAGTGTTGCTTAGGCAAGCTGATCACGATCAACTTCGTCAGCACCCCGTGTTGCGCCCATAGGTGCATAAACTACGAAGAATTTATACGCACCCGCTGAAGGAGCATTAGAGGCCGCTAATTTTGCAGAAATTAATGTATCTGCAACAGTGACGTTTGTAATGCCGTTCACTGTAGTAGTTGTTGCGGCAAGTGTCTTAGCACCGTTGATATCTGCTGTACCTAGAGAATCAACGTCGCCACCTGTCACACCAAAGCTTACAGCGTTAGCACCACCAATAGTTGCCGCACTAGTACATTCTGCACCTGCCGCAAGAACCACACAATTATCGGGAATAGTTCCGATATCGTGCACCGAGTTTGTTGTCAAGCTACCGAAGGCAATTGCCGCAGTTTCAAGACGAACTGGAGTTTGTAAAGCCATTAGATATTCCCCCTATTAATAGCCAGTTTGATAACGTGCAGTGACGATAGCTTCTGGACGAAGGATCTTGCGACCATACAGATGCATACCACGAACGATGTCAGCGAAGCTGTCAGGATCACGGTAAGTTTCAGTCTTGTTGATCTGCTGAGCAGTAGCTACGGCTGAATCGTGTCCAGCAAAAATTACGCCAAAGTTAGTTGCTTGTAGCGTTGCATTACCGACAGCAGGACCAGTTCCAACAGCAGGAGTGTTATTAGAAACGTAAACACGGAAGCCGTGCAAGTTGTTAATAATAAGACCATTCTGAAGACCAGAACCACCAAAGTCTGAATTAAAGAGACGAGAATCCTCATCTTTCATCGTTTCAGCAAACACTGGATCAACTACTAACCAACGACCATTAGTATCAACAAACTGCTGATCTAAAAGACGAGACATACGAGAAATCACCTGAAGAGGTGAAGCATGTGTAGTTGCAATTGCAGTTGCTCCCGGTAAACGTGGAACTACAACAATAGCTTCTCCAGCGTTTGCGGCACCGCCATCGTTCAAATTAAAGTCAGTAGCATCAATTTTCATTGTAGCCAATAACTCATCAGAACCAGCAGTAGTAACCGCTTTAGTTCCATTAACTTGATCGTTAACAACACCAGCCGCAGAATGCAATGATGATTGCTTGTAGCCAGCCATGTATCCCATGACTTCTTGGTCATACTGGTCACGCAAACGATACGCCGCACGATCAGTCGCCATTTGCATGAAGTTCACGTGTGAGTGCGCCTCTTCAATGTCGTCGATCTTGAATGCGAAGTAGTTCGACTTGTCGATTACAAGAGAGAAATCTTCGTCATCAAGGTCTTGCGCTGTGATCTGTGAACCACGAGTGTAAGCTTGAACTGAAATTTCAGGCTCTTTGATGATCTTCACTGAATCACCCATCTGAGCGATTTCACCGAAGTAATCGTTGTTAGTGATATCTTCTACAGTAGAAGACTTACGGAAAGCAAGCTGTACCTGCTTTGAGTAGATAATTGGGCTAAAGTTACCATTAGGTAGGTTACCGTAGCCCGATGCGCTTGTAAATGCCATGAGAGACACTCCTTATGTAGCATAGGGTTAAGGTTATGTGTAACTTCGCCAGAGGCCATCTAGCATCAGGGTGGTAAATTCACCGGCCAAAGTGAACATACGGCCTGCGTAGTTTGGGTGTTCTGTGAAGGTGGAATAAAGATTCGTGTCATTGTAAGAACTGGCAGGAACTTATAACAACACGTTTCTATACTCCTGATCTACTGCGGGTGTCCTTGCGGAGGCCGCATGTTAGTATTAGTGGACATAGTTATATCCAAAAAATTTTATTTGTCAACACCTTATCGTGCTGAACCCGATAAATCATAAACAAAATTACCGGAGCGAATAGCGTCAGCAATCTCTTCTTGCATTTTTTCGTACTGTTGCGCTGTCATACGCGCCACATCAGATTCTTTAATTGTTTTACCTGAACCATCACTTTCTGGTGAAGATCTTTGGCTACGTGTTCCGACTGCTTTAGCCGCATCTTTATTAGAAGACGACTTCTTAGTTTTAATGCCCATGTCAGCTTTGTACAAATCAATTGCACGTGCGGCTGATACAGCATCTTTATCATTGTCATACAGTGCGTCCATTACCCACTTAGGTTGCTCTTCAACCCAGTTGTGGAACTCATCACTGTCACGGATGTCACCGAAATCAGGGTGCAATCGCATAAGTTCAGCTTCCGCCTTCTCACGCAATGCCTCAGATTTCATGTCATCAATTTCTTTAAACTTACTCTCAAACTCAGAAGCTTGTTCACGAGCTTTTTTCATTGCAATTGTTTCTACAATCTGTGCAACGTCAGGATACTTCTCCATCCACTCTTCTAATTCAGATTCGGATTTAGGATACTTGATCTCTTTCTTTGTGGACGCTTCTAACTGGGTACGTAGCTCATCAATTTGCTGTTGTAACTCGTCCTCTTTCTTCTGCGAGTGTCTGCGCAAATCGCCGTACCTTTTCTTGAAGGTCTTTTCCTCTGCGCTCGTAGGTTCAGGACCATCGTCAGTCTCTTCAACTTGATTGTCCTCTCCTTTATTGTTTTTTATTAGGGCTTCAAGCTCAGCCTCTTCTTCTTCAATGCGATTTTTATTAGTGTTACGCTTCGCAAAGCCAGATGCGACTTTTACTTGTTCGACTTTTTCAGTCATTTCAGTTGTGGTTGTAGACATTGTTTCATCCTTTGTCTGGGGCTAACGGTAGCTTTTTAGGGCGTTAGGTAGCCAGTTATAATGGGTCATTACTTAAGGCGACCCAGACCCCTTTTACGTTTTTGTTTGACGGCACCGCCTTTGTTAAATGAACCTTCTGTGTCCGTGGTAGCAGTACCAGATTTACTTCCCCTCGCACCCGTACTACCTTCATCAGAAGGATCTTCACTTGCTGTTGATCCTCCGGGAGGGCCAGATGGCGTGTCGCCACCTCCTTCTGTGGTATAGTCTGATAAACTTTTTCCGCCAATAGATATTTTTCCTGTTGCAGGATTTACTGTAATCTTATCTGCTTCTGGGATAGCATCATCTTCTATATTAGAGTCTTGACCTCTACTTACAGCGTCAAGTTCAGTTGCTATTGACCTTGCGGCATCTTCGTCTAAACCAAGATCTCTCTGCATTTCTGTAACAGCTTTTTCTATCATGCTTGCCCGGTATGCAGGATCAGTTTGTTGCACTTTTCCTACTTCCGCCCTCATTTTAGATTGCGCAACAGTTAAATCATTTTTTGCTTGCTCGGCTGGCCCGGAAAAAAGAGCGGGAGCAAAAACACTTCCTATTGATA